AATCAAGATTTAAAACTATATCAAAACTGTTCTGAAACAACTTGTAATAAAAATGATATTCAATTCCATATTAGTTATGGTACTAATAATACTTTTTGGTGGGCACAAGGATATACAATAGATAGTAGAACTGATACTAGTTGGGCAATAGATAACTATGATAAAGGTGGGCATCATATTACTGCTGACATACACGGAAACGATAACTCTATAAAAGGACATCAGAACAATTGTTCGACGGGAGCATGTAGTGGACACACAGCAAGAATATATCTTTATGGAGATGATAACGATGTCTATGGTAAACAAGTACATGACGGCGCAAAGGAGTTTTATTTAGTTATCAATAATGATGACAATACTGTAGACTTCGAGCAACAAGGAACAGGCGCCCATAATGCTACCATTACACTTTCAGGCAACCAACCTACTACTTTAAACTTATTACAACAAGGCAGCACCCTTCAAAACTATACTTTAACACAAACGTGTGTAACATCAGGAGGCTGTGCAGTCAATGTAACACAAGGAAACTAATGAATAAATTAATAGATTTAGGCATAGGGCTAGCTTTACTAGCTCTTTTATTATGGAACCCCTACCCTTTACAGGTTTTAAAACTAAAATCATTTGACTGGTTAATGTCAACTCAAGAACCTATTCAGGATGAAATGATACTCTTGGTAGATTTAGATGAGGAGATAATTGAAGCTTCTGGGGGATACCCTTTACCACGATCTTTATATGCGGCTCTAATAGAGAGAACGCAAGCGACCACAGGTATTACAGTATTAATGCCAGACCCTGACCTCAGAGACATAAAAAACGATTATATTTTAGCGAATAGAATGAGTCAACAACCAACAGTATTAGCTTATACAGCTTCTACACAAGCATCTGAAGGAGGGCCTCATGTAGGGACTGCTCAGATAGGAGAGGACCCAACATCATGGCTATATCAGTACCCAGGAATTTTACGACAAACACCCGTCCTAGCAGAAACCGCAGAAGGCGTAGGCCTAATAAACAGCGCACCAGAAATAGACGGCGTCGTTAGAAGATTACCTGTAGTTGTTACATCTCAAGGTAAGTTATACCCTTCTTTCGGATTAGAAATGTTACGAGTAGGAGTAGGAGACCCCAGCTATCAAATTAACACACAAAGCACAGGGGTAGAATGGATAAGAGTTCCAAACTATCCTAAGATACTTACTGATTCAAATGCAAGAATTTGGATTACATCAAATATAAAATTTTATAGGCAAACAGCAGCCGAGTTCCTTAGGGAGCCTATGCAAGGAGCAGGCTTTGTAATATTTGGTGTTACAGCAGAAGGAGTTGTAAATCCTGTGCCTACAGCAAAAGGCCCTGTCTACCCACACGAGATTCAAGCAAATGTACTTCACCACCTAATAAACGGAACTAGTCCTGCAGAACCCATATGGACTAAACTAGCAGAATTTAGTGCCACTTTTATACTAATATTTTTACTTCTATTTCTTACTTCACATATATACTTATCTCTACCCTCTTTATTACTGTCCCTAGGAGGACTAGGATATAGTACAATGTATTTCTTTAAACAAGGACTTCTTTTTGATGTATCAGGAATATCTTTAGTAGTTTTTCTATTTTGGACAATAGTTACATTTAGAAACTTTATAGAACAATTCTTACTTCGAAAAAGAATTAAAGGTCAATTTAGTACTTATCTATCCCCAGACATGGTAAATATGTTAGCAAAAGATCCTTCCTTAATGAAGCTTGGAGGAGAGAGAAAAGAAATGACTTTCTTATTTACGGATATAATGGGATTTACTCCTGTATCGGAAGCTTTTAAGAAAAATGATGATCCAGAAGGATTAGTAGATTTAATTAATACTTATTTAGATAGTATGACTACTATAATTTTAAACAATGGTGGAACAATAGACAAATATATGGGAGACTGTATTATGGCGTTTTGGAACGCCCCTCTCCCTTGTGATAATCATGCTGATATGGCAGTTAAATCAGCAATAGAAATTAATGAAAAAACAGAAGAACTTAACAAACAATTTAAAGACGAAGGACTTAACTTACCTCCTATTAATGTTGGTACTGGTGTTAATACCGGGACTTGTATTGTTGGTAACATGGGTAGTGAATCCAGATTTGACTATTCGGTTATTGGAGATGCAGTCAACCTTGCCGCTAGATTGGAGGCTACAGCAGGAAGAAATGACTATAAACAATGGAAAATTATAGTATCAGAATTTACAATGAAAGAATGTAAAGATTTCGTTTTCGATAGTATAGGAGATATACTAGTAAAAGGAAAGTCAGAACCCATAAACATTTATAGTATAAGAGCCTGATATGAACATCAAAAAAATTATTCTTGACATTATCTTGTCCTTTTGATATAATACAGAAATATAAAATTTACTTTATGAAAGTGCGGATATACTTAAACAACTATGAATGGACTAACAATACCTTTTAGCTTCGGGATGTTCCTACTGTGTCAAACAGCAGGGGCAATCTGGTGGGCGTCAGGTGTTCATACAGAAGTAGATAGGCTAGTCGCACAGGATACAGAGTATCAAAATCATAAAGCAGAGTATATACAAAGGCTGTCTGTTATTGAAACAAAAGTTGAAAATAACCACAGTATTTTACTAAAAGTAGAAAGAAAATTAGACGAGAAATAAATGAAAAAATTATTAGGATTAATGGGAGCATTATTACTCAGTACACCAGCTTTTGCTGGTATGGATGGTGGAGTTAACTTAACTTCAGACTATCTATGGAGAGGTGTTAGTCAAACACAAGGAAATGCAGCAGTACAATGGGACCTTCAAGCTGATAAAAAAGGGTTTTATGCAGGCACATGGGGATCTCAAGTGGATTTCGGTACTGATGCATCTATAGAGTATGATTTTTATGGTGGATATGCATGGTCAAAAGGCGATGTAGCTATCGATGTAGGAATAATACAATATAATTACAATACAGAGTTAGACTCAAGCGAAGAGTGGTACGCGATAGGAACTTATAAGTTTGTATCGGTTGGATACTACCAGGACAGAGACGATACGGCTAAAGATTATATGGAAGCCTCAATCGCTGTTCCTTTTATAGATATCGCAGATGTGTCTATTAGATATGGAGAATTTGCTGACGAAAGTAGTTATAACCAAATTACTGTTTCTAAGGAATTAGAAAAAGGATTTACAGTAGGACTAGAAATAGTTTCAGAAGAATCTGTAGAAATCGATCTAAAGGATAGAGTAGCCCTAAGTCTAGGATATAGGTTTTAGTGGCATATTCTAAAGAAGTAATAGAACGATTTGATGCTGTGCTTAAAAACCCAGAAGCACATAATGTAGGGCGCTTTGATGTTAACGACCCAAAGGTCGCAACAGGAATGGTAGGCGCCCCAGCATGTGGTGATGTAATGAGATTACAATTAAAGGTGGAAAACGGAATTATTGAGGACGTAAAGTTCAAAACATATGGCTGTGGCTCAGCAATAGCGAGCTCCAGTAAGTTAATAGAATTGCTAAAGGGCAAGACTTTGGAACAGGCGAAGGAAATCAACAATAAAGAAATAGCTAAAACATTAGAACTTCCGCCTATCAAAATACATTGCTCTATTTTAGCAGAGGAGTCTATTGCACAAGCATTAGACGATTATAGGAAGAAAAATGGCAATTGAATACGAAACAAAGGAAGCAAAAGCCGAGCAGGCACCTCCAGCTCCTGTAGCTGATACTCCTAGAATATACCCAAGTAGAGGACTGTTTAAGTACCGTGATACAAGCGGTAAACTTTGGAAGTTCGAAACAGAAAAAGAAGCTAAGGAGCATTTAGAGAAAAATGACTAGCTGGGTTACGAAATTAAAAAACATTTTCACTGGAAAAGACTTAAACTGGGACGGTGAAGTAGACATTCACGATGAAATGCTAGAAGCAAAGTATAAAGTGGAGAAAGAAAATGCCGATAAGAAAGGTAAAAGGCGGGTACAAAGTAAATAATACTCCTGGGGTTTCTAAAACTAAGAAAGCAGCGAAACAAAGACTTCGCGCTATCAAGTACCGCCAAATGAAACGCAGGAAAGGTCGTAAGAAAAGACGATAGGAGACAGAAATGGCACTACGAATAATAGGCACACAAGCTGCCTGTGGTACTAGCTCAGGAGCATCATCAACTTTTGATGCCTCAAGCGATGTTAGACTTGTTAATTCAGGTACTACAGTTAGATTAGTAACTGTAACTAATTCAGGAGGGACTACTACAGGAACTTTTTCACTCGCAGGTGGAGAAGCAATTATAGTAAGAAAAGCTACTGCTGACAAGATATTTGCTGCACACGCAGAAATACTTGGAGTTGCAGTTATAACGGAGGGATAGGATGCCCCGTAAGAAATTAAAGACAAGTCGTAAACAAAGACTTGGAAAGAGGGTTAGCCCCTCAAAAAGAAAAATCGCAAAAAAGCGTACTTCTTATCAGAAACATAAGAAGGCTAGAAAACAACGATTAGGAAAGAGAAGTTAATGATAAAAAATATAGATTTAACCCACCTGGACGACAAGTGGTTAACTTCTATTCAGAATGCAGCAGTAGTTGCTTTAGAAAGAATTAATGAAGATGCCCAAAAAACACAGGTAACGCCAGAACAAGCAGCTTTAGCTACAATGGCTGGTGGGTTTCTATATTTATATCATCTAGCTCAAGTAAACGACCTAATTGAATCAGATAATACACCAACCAGTTTTCATTAATGGCACTAGAAATAAGCAGAAAAGATATTCCCGAAGGAGACTTAATAGACTATTCTACAGAGGATAGGTTTATCAAACTCCCTATATTACCTTATATGGAGTTGCTAGGTGTAGAACCAATACCCTCACAAGTTGCATTAATCAATGCAATTAATAATCCCAAGTATCGTTTTGTATGTGGCGCAGTATCTAGGCGTCAAGGTAAGACTTATATTGCAAATATTATAGGGCAACTAACAGCTTTAGTCCCTAATTCTCATATATTAATTATGTCACCTAACTACTCTTTATCTCAAATTTCTTTTGACTTACAAAGACAGTTAATTAAACACTTTGATCTAGAAGTTACAAAAGATAACGCAAAAGATAGAGTAATTGAACTATCAAATGGCTCTACTGTTCGTATGGGTTCAATAAATCAAGTAGACTCAACAGTTGGAAGGTCGTATGACCTAATAATTTTTGATGAAGCAGCCCTAGTTGATGGTAGAGATGCTTTTAATGTGGCATTAAGACCTACTTTAGATAAAGATGGAAGTAAAGCACTCTTTATATCCACTCCTAGAGGAAGAAATAACTGGTTTGCAGACTTTTTTCATCGTGGCTTTAGTGATGAGTTCCCAGAATGGTGTTCCATTAGAGCTACTTACCATGAAAACCCTCGTTTTAGTGAAGATGATATTCTAGAAGCT